GAAAAGTGCGGAATGACTAACCGAGATGTCAAGGCATTTAAGGTCGGAATGGAAGGCACGACAAGTACAACATTGAATGGCAAAAAAGTAACTGTGAAAACTACGGTTAACTGCTATTAATTTTTTATCTTTGTGGTAGTTCAGAGGTCGAATCCTGAATTGATGTAAAACATTGAAGCCCTTTGGGGGCTGCGAGGCAAGGTGTGATAACCAAGCCGATTCGACCGCAGCCATCAAGGGGCATTTTTTTTGCGATGAAAAAATCTTTCCTAATGTATGCCGATGGATATGATACCTTGAAGTATTTGTCCGATGAGCAACTTGGTAAACTTACCAGAATGATGTTTGAGTATTTCCTTACTGGCAAATGCTGTGAGCCATCAGATCCGATGTTTTTTATTTTCAATCCAATAAAGATGCAGATGGATCGGGATGTAGATAAATATTCTAAAGTCTTGGAAGTTAGGAGAGAAGCAGGAAAAAAAGGAGGTGAAGCAAAGGCAAGCAAAAGCTACCAAATGCTACCAAATGCTAAGGTTAGCTTAGCAAAGGTAGCAGATAAAGATACAGTAACAGTTACAGTAAAAGATACAGATACAGAAACAGAGAAAGTAAAAGACATTAATGATTCTATCGAATCAATACCAACATTCAACTTTGAAAATCTTGATCCATCCTATATCTTCAAAAAGCAAAATGAAATTGACAAAATAAAAATCTTCAATGATCCTGAAGTCAACATTGCATTCAATGATTACCTTAAGCACCGAATCAGCATCAAAAAATATCCATCTAAAAACGCTATTAAACTTTTAGTTAAAAGAATACGGGAGGAGTGCGGAACTAATAAAGCAAAGGCAATCGAAGCAATGCAGACTTCAGTGATGAATAACTGGACGAGCATAGTGTTTGACCGCAACAATAAATTCACATCCTCCAAACCTGAACAAATCCAATTTAACCGATCATCAACAGAGCATTACAAATGATAACATCCCAAGAACTTGAAGAGAAGATGATCGCCATCTTGCTATCTTCCAACCAGCACAAGGACGAGATCATCGTTCAACTTAAAAGTGAATACTTCACCAACGAGAGATACAAGAAAGCATTTGACATCATCAAATCTCTCAATCAAAAGAAACAACCTATCGACATCACCTTCCTTAATCAAGAGAATAAGATCGCCAAAGTTCTGGACACTGCCGATATAATCACAATCAGCAAATCACTTGACAAGATCACATCAGGATTCTTTGAGCCTCACGAAGCCATCCTTCTTGAACTTAGAAACACCTACCTTAAATCTCAAATCCATCAGATAATCACTGAGGAGTCAATAGGTCTTTATGATCGGCACGATGCAGAGGTAACGGCATCGGAGATGGTCAAGCGACTTAACGAACTTATGGATACCGGTATGACCGTTTCCAATATCATCACCACTGCCGATCTTGTCAAGGACGAACGGGAGGCATACTTCAGACGGCAGGAACTAAATCGACAAGGCAAGACAAGCGGAGTCAATACAGGGCTTACTGCACTCAACAGATTCACCGGTGGATGGCAGCCTGAATTTATCATCTTGGCAGGCAGACCATCAATGGGCAAGACTGCACTGGCATTATTTCATGGCATCCAATCCAAAGAAGCAGGGATCTACTTCAACCTTGAAATGAATCCATCACAACTTTGTCAGCGATTGATCCTGCAAAATGCAACGGGAAGCATCGACTCCAAAAGATTAAGGGATGGCAGCCTTAACCAACCAGAACTTCACGTATTTGAATCGACCATTGGTGAAGTTGAAAAGATGCCATTCACCATCTACGACAAGCCAAGATGCGGAGTTCACGAAGCCATCAGGGTAATTAGGCAGCAAGTCAGAAAGGGGCTGTGCAAATGGGTAATAATCGACTACTTGCAGTTAATGACATTGGAAGGCTTCAGGGGTGGTAATCGGGAGGCAGAAGTAGCAGAGATCAGCAGAACGCTAAAGGCAGCACAGAAAGAACTTGCCATCCCAATCATTGCACTGTGCCAACTTAATCGACAAGTTGAGCAAAGGGCAGATAAGAAGCCGATGCTATCCGACCTGAGAGAATCAGGATCATTGGAGCAGGATGCCGATACTGTGTGCTTTGTTTATCGACCATCATACTACAACTTATCCAACGATGATGGCAAGCCATACACTAACGAAACATTCTATCTATTTGAGAAGCATCGGCAGGGATCTACGGGAACTGTGGAGTTCAGGAATAACGAAACCATCACCAACTTCTACGATGCTAATCAAGAGCCGATGAGTTCCTACCTTCCAGTGGCAATCGAATCAACTGCATTTAACTTTCAATCCAATCAATTCAATGACGATAATCCATTCTGATCAATCTGTTGAGGTAACGCCAAAGAACCTGATGTTCTTAGTTAAACTCAATCAATTAACTGATGCCGAACTATCGCATCACTTTCCCAAACTCGATCACCTGACAAGGGATGAGAAGATTAAGCGCATTGTGTTTAATATTAACTGCAAAAGCCAATGAGCGAAATAACTAATCAATTCCCATTTACTCATAAGGTTTGTCCAATCTGCAAAGAGAACAAAGAAGTCGCAGAATATCCAACTTATTTCAGCAAAGCAAGAAACAAGCACAGAATCGGTAATTACTGCAAACCTTGTGGACGAAATGAAGCAAAGCCAAGAGCGATCAAGCACTATCAAGATAACAGAGAATACAAGTTGCAGTATTCCAAAGACTATCGGGCGAATCCTGACAATAAAGAAAAACTGAGCAAGATGCGATTGCACTTCAAAAAAAAGTATCGGGAAGAACTGCAAGATTGTTATATCAGGGATGTTCTTTCAACCCGTTACGATATACCCGTTGAGGTATCAAGGCAGTTGCCCGAAATCGTAGAAGCAAAACGATTGCAAATCAAAATAAGAAGAAAAATCAAAACCTTAAAAAATGGCAAAGAACAAATTAACTGACCTCAACGATCATCTATTCGCAGCACTGGAGCGATTGAATGACGAAGAACTAACCAACGAACAAATCGAATCTGAATCGAAAAGGGCTGATGCTATCATAGGCATATCCGATAAGATCATAGCCAACGCAAAGATCACACTCGATGCAATGAAGTTGATGTCCAACGGTGGCTTAGACATTACAGAGATGCCTGAGAGTTTTGGATTCAAAAGAATCAGCAATTAAAAAACCTAAAAACTTTATAATGGAAGAAACTAATATTGAAAAACACAAAGGCAATTTTGGAAATGTTGTTTTAGATTCAATGCCTAATCTTTACGGAAATATGAAGCGTATTTGTAAAACAGAATACAAATATGTTTCGGTTGTTACTTATGATGGCAGACCAACATTTAGAGCAGAGATTAGGAAGTATAAATGGATGAAATGTTTTGCAAGTTGTCGTGAAGCTGCATTAGCAGTAGATAAAAAAATGATTGAAAAAGGTAATCAACCAGTAAACATTTTAGTAAAACACTTGCAATACACAATCAAATAATCACTATCTTTGTGCAATGGAAGTCAGTAAAAAAGCAAGGGGTGGTTACAGGGCGAATGCAGGAACGAAGTCGAAGTATGGAGAGCAGACTGAGAACATCACATTTAGAGTGCCTGCCAGCCATAAGCAAGCCATCAGGGAGATAGTGAAGAAATACCTAATGAACGTAATAGATCAGCAGCACAATGACAAAGTTAATGACAATACCTTGCGCCATCGAATCGGTGGCAACGAGGCGAGATAAGACTATTAAGATCAGCATCGGCACTCAGGAACTATCACCAGAGCAAATGACCGAACTTATGAATCATTGGATGGGTGGTGTGGGTGTGATGGCATTCAAGGGTGAGCAGTTCAACTACAACGATGAGCAGCTACTTGAAGCAATGAAGATCGATGCAGCGGAGATGGGCAGCAAGACACCAAGCCAACGATTAAGAGCAGCATTGTATGTGCTGTTTGAGGCTAACAAGGAAGGACACTCAGACTTCAACAGTTACTATTCGGCAATGATGGAGCGATTCATCGACACCGTTAAGAAGCGCATCGACACCTATTCACAATTTTAAGCAAATGAAACAGTTAAACAGCAACCAACTTAATCTACTGCTCACCGATGACGAGATGAGCAAATTAAAAGAGATCGGATATAACGGCAAGGATTGCCTACGTGCATTCCTGCGTGAGGAGTTCGATCTTGAATTTACCACCGAGCCTTACTTGGGTAACAGCACTCTGCTCAATGGCATCTTCATCAGGGAGGGCGAGGTAGTATCAGATAACACTTGGCTACCAAAGGATGAAGCCTACGGAGCAGACACTCCAGAGGAGGCATTTATGATGAGCATAACGGCAGTGATTGAATACTGCATCGACCTGTACAATCAGAGCAATGTGATGGCATTCAGAAGCGTAAAATATTTAACTTACTGATAGCAGCACAATGAAAAATCAAGAACTAACAGCAACAAAGGCTTATGATATTGCAAGCTCGGTAGATCTGCAAATATCTTTCAATACTAAAAATGTAACGCATACGTTAAAAAGCATTTTAGAGATAATAGAACACCAAGCAATAAATGGATATTTTTCAACCAGCGACTATAAGATTAAGTTAAATATAGATTTAATCGAGAGCATTAAGTCTTTGGGGTATAAAATAGATTGCAAGTATGTAGATAGCCCAATGTCTTGCGGTAAAAAAATATTAATTGGTCATATTATTTTTTGGGATAAAATTAAAAACGATACCGACCAATGACAACAAGAATCAGGGCAGGCATCTTCGTTGATGCAATGATGGAAGGTAACTACTTCTACTTCGGTTATCTCAGTCGAGCAAGTTGGGAGTATGATGTAGCGGTGGCGGTAACGCATAAAGATCTAAAGATGTTTATCAATACCAACAAGGTTATTATGCCAACCGATCAGCCCCAATATAACTTCGGCATCTTAGTCAATGCAGAAGATCGGGATGGTAATGAGATCTATACCACGATGGCATACATCGAAGGTAAACTCAGGAAGTTGGTGATCTATCCATCGCAGTACAAGAAGATGGTCGACATAGGTCATAACCTCAATAGGCTCAGAGAGTCGCAGTTTGTAGATTCTTTAATATCTTTGTAGGTCAATAAACATTAAAGCTATGCCATTATTTCAAGGGGATACAGAGCAGATAATTCAGATGAACATCCGCAAGCTAATAAGCGAAGGCTACAATCAAGATCAAGCAGTTGCCATCGCCTATGCGGAAGCAGACAAGTATCGCAAAGCAAGAAGCAAATGAAAAAGAAAACTGGCAGACCAACAGACTACACACCTGATCACGATGAGAGAGCATTCAATCTCGCATTGCTTGGGCTTAGTGATGTGCAGATAGCAGCAGCATTTGAGATCTGTGAGGCAACAATCAATAATTGGAAGCACGACCATCCCACCTTTTTAGAGTCATTAATGCGTGGGAAGGAGGATGCAGATGCCAAAGTAGCAAGGTCAATGTATGAGCGAGCGTTAGGAGTTACGATAGTGGAGGAGGCAGTTACAAAGGATGGCGAGATCGTTAAACTGCACAAGCAGCTACCATCGGACACCGCAGCAGCGAAGCACTGGCTATCGAATAGGCAGCGAGGCAGATGGAGTAACAATGGTGAAAGCACTATCACAACCACCGAGCCATTGGTGATCATCCGTACAGAGCGAAGCAGTGAATGAGTTACCGGCTAACCGAAACGCAGACAGTAGCCTTTGATCAAGCCATCAATGGCGAGTATAGAGTTATTGTGTTCGGGGGCGGAATACGTGGTGGAAAAACTTATTGGTTACTGCTGACACTTGCTAACCTTGCCTTGACCTATGCAGGATCTCGCTGGGTTATCATCCGCAAGAGTTTGCCTGACTTAAAGCGAACTACCTTTCCATCTTTTACAGGCTTGCTCAGTGATGGGCTTGACCAGAAGATCAAGTCTTGGAAT